GAGAAACTTTCAAAACAACAGATTTAATATTGTTCTTGCCTCTCGACAAATGGGTAAAACTGTAACTGCATCTATTTTCAATGCATGGTTTATTTGTTTTAATGTTGATAAAAATACTCTACTTTTAGCGAACAAAGGAGAAACTACCAAAGAGATTATTGATAAGGCAAAAGTTGTAATTGAACATTTGCCATTCTTTATGAAACCAGGTATTATTAAATATGATGTTATGAACGTTCGTTGTGATAATGGTTGTCGTTTAGTAGGTCAGTCAACAACTGCAAAAGCAGGTATTGGTTTTACCATTCATAACTTATACTTAGATGAGTTTGCCCACATCCATCCAAATATTGTGGACGTATTCTATGAAAACGTTTATCCAACATTATCATCTTCAAAAATTTCAAGAATCAATATTACTTCTACACCAAACGGATTTAATAAATTCTATGAAATTTGGGCAGCTGCGGTTGACGGAAAGAATGCATATACCCCAATAAGAATTGACTGGTGGCAGCATCCAGAAAGAGATGAAGCATGGTATCAACGAGAGTTAAAGAACCTAGGTTCTGAGGAAGCTTTTAATAGACAATATGGTAATGAGTTTATTAGTTCATCTTCACTCCTATTATCCCCAGGATCTTTAGGTACGCTAAGAAAAAATGCTAAGAAATTTGTCTATCAAGATATTGAAGATTTTGATAATATTCATATTGATGTAAAAGGATTTTTAGGTTTTAAACCAGGATTCGATCTTGAATCATGTAAAGATGAGAGCAAATATTGGCTATTTTCAGTCGATATTGCAGAAGGATCTGGTGGAGACTATTCTGTTATTAACGTATTTGAAGTAACACCAATGAGTAGAAAGGAGATCGAGGTTGCCACGAATCCAGGTGCAATGTATGATTTCTTTAAGCTGAATCAAGTGGCCCTGTTCAAAAGTAATGAACACCCGATTGAAGATTTTTCAAAAATATTATATACTTTAGCAATTGATATTTTTAACGGAGAAAACGTAAAAATGCTAATTGAATTTAATACATACGGAACTATCTTATTAAAATATTTACAAACAGTGTTTCCTCAGAGAAATGATTTTGATGAAGATATGATTTTGAGGTTTAAACACAGACATGATTCTAGAGGACTAAAACCTGGAATTAGGTTGCGAGCAGATAATAAAGCTATTTTTTGTCAAAACTTTAAAAAGTTGATCGAATCAAATAGGATAAATATTAATGAAATAACTACCGTTAATGAAGCATCCTTATTTGGTACTAACAAAAGTGGTAATTATTCTGCACAAATGGGACATGATGATTTAATTATGTCTTCAATTATTGCAACAGAGTTCTTTGGTACTACTGACTATGCTGATTATATCGAAGAGATGCTAGATGTTATTGACGAAAACCTTCACGATTATATGGAAGAAGTTCTATACAAAGATAGTCAATCACAAGGAGATTTACAATACGACATCTATGACTTACTTGACGGTTAAAATTAGAAATAGAAATAGATATATAGAATAAAGAAAAAAAGATCAAAATAAACATGGCACTAAGTCCTCAATTATTGCAATTCAAGAGTTCGGGTGTTTATCGTCTAGAATTCGATAAATCACAAACTACGAACTTTGCTACAGAGACTATCAGATTGGTAGTTGGTCACTCTAAAAAAGGTCCATACAATACTCCAGTGTTTGTTGAGACAGTAGAAGATTTCAATGCGGTCTTCGGCGGTATCGACAGAAACCTAGAGAAGAAGGGTATGTTCTTCCACAGATCAGCACTTGCTGCTCTTACTAGAGGCCCAATCTTAGCCTTAAACTTATCAACATTCGAAGCTAGCGATGAAATCAGCTATGTTGCTCCAGTTACTACTGGTAGCGATCATACTGCATTATCACTTTCAGGTAGCGATGAATATACTAAGTTTTTTAACACTGATAAATTCTGGTTCCCTAGTGATGAAGCTACTATTTCTACAATCGGTCAAAACGATGACAGAATTATTAACTTTATTAACATCAAACAAGAGCCAATTACTATTATCGTAAGAAAAGCACAGGATGTATCTACATTCGATATTACTGCTAGAGAATGGTATGGTGAAGGTAATGTACCTGAATTCTTAAATGAAAAAGATTACTTATCAGATTTCATGATTGATGTATTCGTATTTAAAGGCGAATTCAATCCTGCTACTCTTGCAAATGATCCAATCTACGCAAATTATTTTAACGCAAAAGGTTTATTGAAAGGTCAATTAGACGCTTTCTCTAACCTAAGACAAGTTTCATTAATTGCCAACTACACTGGTTCATTAATCCCTAACTTCAAAGATCTTGAAGGTAGAAACTTATACATTGAAACAATCATTAACTCAGAAGCTAGAAGAACTGGTTTATTCTGTGCAGTTGATGAAGATGCAGTTACTAGCGATACTGGTACTAAAGTAGATTTAATTGGTCATACATTTGATAAAGATCAAAACTATCAGTTACTTTCTTATATCGTTGACCAAGAATTAAATCCAACTGCTGGAACAACTGTAACTTTAACAAATCCTAACGTTTTAACTGTTAGTGGTTCAACTATGACTGTTGCACAAGATTTAACTTCATCTCTTGCAGTTGGTTCATTTATTGAAGCAGCTACTAGCGGTGAATATGTTGAAGTATTAAGCGTTGTTTTTGCAAGTGGTACTACAACAGTAACTTGCGATGGTGCAATTAAAACTTCATTAAATAACGCAACTAGCTTTAAGAAATATGCTATCACAACTGATAGAGTAATTCCTTATACTGGATCTGAATCAAACTTAGCCGGAAACGGTACAGTTACCGCAACATATGCAAACTTAGGTGGTGGTATTTTTACTTTTACTTATAGTGCTGCAATTTCAACTGTAACTCTTAAGAAAGGACACTATGTTCCTTCTGCTACTTCTGGTAGATTGGCTAAAATTAAATCAGTTACAAAATCTGTAGTTACTTCTGGTGGTAATACAACCACAACAGTAACTGTAACAACTGATAATAACGTACCAAACACTTGGGGTGGTAGCTACCTAGTTTCTTTCGAAGAAGCTACTTCAGTATACAAACCATTCGTTATTGCTAAAGCAACTATTGGTGATAAAACAATAACCGATTCTTTAAACGCAATCGTAGGAACTAACTTATTCAATGCGTTAGCTGACAAAGATTTAATTCTTTACAGATATATTGTTGATACTTTCGGTTCATTTGATACTGTTGATGGTATTCAAAACAAGAAAGAATTAGCTTATCTTGCTCACGAGAGACAAAATGCTTCTGCAATCTTAAATGCACCAACCGTAGCTGATTTCAAAAAATCAACTAATCCATCTTTCACAGATGCTGATGGAGCATTTAGCGTAGAATACTTAAAAGATGGTGGAAACTTGGATAAAAATCCAACTGCATTCTATACTTTACCTTCAATCGCTGATGGTGCAAACTACGGATTTTATTATGGTCCAGGTTTAACAGTTAGAGAAAATGGTAAAGATATTGTTATCCCACCCGCAGCATACGTATCTAATAACTACATTGATAAATATTCAACTGCATTACCTTGGTCAATTATTGCTGGTCCAAGAAGAGGAGTTGTATCTGGAACTGGAGTTGTTGGAGTTGAATATGCATTCGATAAAACTGATAGAGACGTATTAGAACCATTTGGTATTAACCCAATCGTATTCCAAAGAGGTGTAGGTTTAACAATTCTTGGTAATAAAACTGCGCAACAGTCAATTAAATCAGCGCTTTCTTCTGCTCACGTAAGAGAAGTATTGATTTATATCCAAGAAGGTTTAGCTAACATTCTAAAAGGATACGTATTTGAATTCAATACAGCTCAAACTAGACTTGAAATCAAAACTTTAGCTGATGCATTTATGGAATCAGTTAAAGCTGATCAAGGTGTATATGACTTCAAAAACATTATTGACCAAACAAATAATACAAATGAAGTTATTGACAACAACATCGGTATCTTAGATACTTTTGTTGAACCAGTTAAAGGTCTTGAAATCGTTGTTCACAGAACTACAGTATTAAATACTGGCGAAATTCAAACTGGAAACTTCAGCTAAAAAATAGATATATAAAAAAATAAATAAACGACAATGGCACTACCACATTATTCACAAGACCAGACTAGTAGAAAAGGTTCACAATGGGAACCGGTACAGTCGAACCTCTTTGAGGTGACAGTTATTCCTCCAGCTGGTGTAAAAGGTGCTCCACTGCTTTTACAACACGTAAACAGTATTGGCGGTTTGGATCTATATAAAGAAGTTTCTGAAGTTACACAAAAGTATAAGTTCGCTACACGTTCTTATGCTGGTATGCCAGATAACACATCATTAGATGTTAATATCAACTTCTCTTTGAACTTAAATGATTCAAATCAAGCTTACCTTTACAAAACCATGAGAGAATGGTATAATTTACAATACGATCCTCAAACTGGTTTAATGGGTCTTAAGAAAGACTACACTGGAACAATTATTATCGTTCAGTTCAATAGAGCTGGAGATATTTACAGAACAATTACATTAGAAGATTGCTTCATTAAATCAGGTTTACCATTTACAAATGAGTTAAACTATGAAACAACTGACCCAGCTCAGTTAGAAGTTACTTGGAGATGTGATGCTTTCAAAGAAGTATTAGCTTAATTTTTTAATAAGAGGGATGGCGAGAGTCATCCCTTCTTTTTGCAACGAATATATAATATGTTATTAAAATACTATGTCAACTAAATTAACCAGAAAACTTCAAGTCCTTCTCACGGATGAAGAAGTTCAAGACTTAAATGTCATCATCTTAAATGATGCCATTGAAAATGGTCAACGACCTATGTCCGTTTCTGCTTTTATTAGAGAATTAATAAGAAAAGAAATTGATCGTCGACCAACTGAAATAAAAACATGGGACAAAGATCGCGTAAAACATTTAAAATCAAAGTAATTTATGAGCACAAAAAAGAATCAAGAAAACGAAGAGTTCAACATGGAAGAACAATATCGTAAAATGGTAGAAGAGAAAGAATCTAACAAGGAAGAGAGAATCGACTTGGGAAGAGTAGACATGGACCGCTATGCAAATCAAAAGGCACAAGATCCAGATTTACATTTAGGGTTTCATTCAGTTGATATATCTGCATTGCCTTCAGGCGGTAGATTTTATCCAAGTGATGCTAAAATGGCTATTAGATCTGCACAAGTTGCTGAAGTTAGACATTTTTCAACCATCGATGAGAGTAATCTTTTAGATATTGAAGATAAATTAAACCACATTGTAAAGAATTGCACTAGGTTCACTTCAGGCACGAAAGTGTTATCATATAAAGATATTCTAGAAGAAGATCGTATTTATATCTTATTATCAATCCGTGATTTAACTTTTCCAGATCCAGAAACTAAATTAACTGTTAAAGCTTCAGCAAAAGATGGAGAAGAATTTGAAGCTGAAATTAACGCTCGTTATTTTCAACTTTCTAGAGTTCCTGAAGAAATTGAAAAGTATTATGATGATGAAAAAAGAGCTTTTGCAATTCAAACTAGAAGCTTTGGAACTATTTACATGAAACCACCATCAATTGGTGTTATGGAATCTGTGACTAACTATATTAAAGTTCGTCAAGTTGAAAAGAAACCATGGGATCAATCATATCTACAAATCCTTCCATATATTACATTAGATTGGAGAGGATTTAATGATGAAAAAATCTTTAAAGGCGAAGTTGAATTTCATAGTTGGAATACAACTAAATATTCATTAATATATCGTTTAGCTGAAAAAATGAAAATTGGGGTACGTCCAGAAATGTTGGTACCACACGGGGATGAGGAGGTCCTCGTACCCATTGGCTTTCGTGATGGGATCAAATCTCTTTTCGTTGTTCAAGATATCGCTTCAGAACTTCTTTAAGACGAAATTCTATCTTATGTACCATTTACATACTCAACCATCGGAGATCGATAAGTTAGAGTATTATGAATTTTGGTATATTGTTAAAGATTTGGCTGACTTTATTAAGAAACAAAATGACGGTCAGAAAGGTCAAGAAGAAGAGGCTTATGGTAAATATGGAGATCCTTCTAAAATAGCAAAATCAAAAATGCCTAATATGAAGACGCCATCATTTAAAACCCCTAGCTTCAAGACACCTAAGTTTTAACAAGGATATATAGTAAAAAATAGTTTTGATTCTGTTTTGAACATTTTTAAAAGTGCCTTTGAAAGGCTTTCGATAGAAAATCAACAACAATTAGTAGCATCTGCCCAGGTAACATCAATAGCTGTTTCCCCGGGCGGTGCTCTTTTTGGTAAAGTTGAGGAGATGGTAAAACTGTTAAAGCAAATTGCAGTTAACACTGCTGCTTCTGCAAAAGGAGGCGGCGGAGGAGGCGGCGGAGGTCTAGGAATTGGAAATGCAATTGCATTAAAAATCGTTGGCGGAAAAGGTTTAGAAGGAATCGGTAAAGGATTAGCAGCAATCGTTGAGGCTATCGAATCAATGAAAAGCACTTCTAAAGAATTTAAAGATAAAGCAGAAGCCTTAGTATTAACAATAGATGCTCTATCAAAAATAGGTCCAGCAATTCTTAAATTTGCTGGTTACCTATTCTTAGCAACACCACTTTTAGTAGTTGGTGCGCTAGCCGCTCCATTATTTGGATTATCATTATTTATTATCACTAAAGTTTTACAAATGGCATCCGCTCCATTGTCGGATCCAAAAACACAACAAGCATTAATTGCAATGGGTGATGTGGCAAAGGCCATTCTACTTTTAGGAGTTGCATTAGTACTTGCAACCGTTTTATATCCAGCCGGAATATCTGCATTACCATATATTGTTTTAACATTATTAGCATTAGGTGGCGTATTTTGGTTATTAGATAAGATGAACATTGAAAAATCAATGAAACAAGTTTCAATTGGTTTAATGTTTGCTGCGGGAGCTATCGTTCTATTAGGCGTAGCATTTTTATTAGTTGATACAATGATGCAAGCAATGGACGATCCTGCTATAACCTTACTAATGGTAATGGGAATGGTTGTCGGAGTAGCATTGGTTATGTACTTGGCTGGTAAATTTGCTAAAGAAATATTTTTAGGAAGTTTAGTTATGATTGTTGCTGCAATTCCAATTATTTTACTAGGAGTTGCTGTTGCAATATTTGCTGAATCTATTACACCGGATGAAGCTGGATGGATAACAATCGGTCAGATCGGTGCATTAGTTACTGGAGTAGGTCTTGTTATGGGACTTGCTGGCGCCGCTTCAGGATTTATTCTTGCTGGTGCCGCCGCAATGATTGTTGCTGGTATAGCATTATTACTTGTTTCAGTGGGCGCTGCGGCTATGGCTAAACTATTTAATGACACAGATATGAGTAAAATGCTCGGAGATTCTGGTCATGAAACTGAAGGATTCCTTGGTTTTGGTGCAGGAAGAATGATGAGTAATATGGAATGGTTATTATTATCTATTGCTCGTTCATTTACACTTAGTCCTGTAAATATCGCATCAATGTACGCTACCGCACCCGCAATGGTTATGGTTGGAGTTGCATTAGCAACAGTTGCTTATGGTATTAAAAAAGTACAAGGTTTAAATATTGATTATGATGTTTTACCAGATCAAATTGGTAAATTAGTTACAGTTTTAGCTGGAGCTTTTGGCGCAATTGGTGAAAGATTTCCAGGAGGTAGAAAAAGTGTTTTAAGCCGTATTTTTGGAGGTGGATCTCAATCTGCTGTAGCCGATGGTATTGATGCGGTATTAGGAATGGGAGATGCTTTATCTTCAATTGCACAAGGCGTGCAAGCAATGGCTGACCTAAAGTTTCCAATTTATACAGGAACTAAAATTACAGGTTATTTTACACTATCTAGTGACACGTTTAAAAAGGTTAATGATAATATCAATTTAATTGTAAATTCACTAAGTACAACCTTTGGTGAATTAGGACTTAAATATCCAGGTGGTAAGAAAACCTTCTTACAAGGAGTTTTTGGAGGTGGATCTCAATCTCCAGTCGCCGACGGTATTGCCGCGGTAATGGGAATGGGAGATGTATTAACTTCAATTGCCGGTGGAGTACAATCAATGGCTGATCTTAAGTTTCCAATTTATGAAGGAACTAAAATTGTTGGTTATAATACTCTAGATTCTGGAGCATTTGATAGATTAAAAGAAAATATTAGAAATATTGTTGGTTCTCTAGCAGATGTATTTGGTGAAATTGGTTTAGAATACCCTGGAGGTACGAAAAGTTTCATGAACATGATTTTTGGTGGAGGAGGTAATGCAGTTACTGATGGTATTGGTGCAGTTCAAGGTATGGGTGCTGCAGTTGCTGAAATTGCCAAAGGAGTTCAAGCAATGGCTGACCTTAAAATTCCAATCTACAAAGATGGAAAAATTGTTGGTTATGAATCAATGGGAGCCGATGCAATTACTAAAGTAACTCAAAATATTCGTCAACTTGTTATTAGTTTGACTGGAACTATGGGTGAGATTGGTAATAATCCAGATGCTCAAAATGACTGGGGTTGGTTTGGTTCTTCTAAAATCGAAGATGGTGTTGAAATTGTAACAAGTTTCGCAGAACCAATTTTAAAAATTGCACAAGCTGCAAAAACATTTATGGAAGTAAATGTTGATCCGGCTGCTTTAACTGGAAAAATTCAAGGAATTATTAGCGGTATGACAACTGCTCTTTCTGCAGCTGGAGAAGATGCTGAACAACAAGAAAGTTTTGTTCTTGTTTTAGGAGATGTTGCTAAGAAACTTGAAGAAATTGGAAAGAATATTGATCCATGGGTTAAATTTGTTGACAACTTTAAGAAGTATGTTGATGATATGGGTCGATTAAAAGATACATTAAATGCATTTGATAAAGTTAACTTGAAATTTACAAGTGATATGTTCCAAGGTTTAGCATATCTTTCAGGTTATAAAGGTCGCGGTTCAGTTGACCAAATGAGTAAAGCTCTCAATGATTCAATTAAGCATCTTGCTGATATGATTGAAGAATTTAAGAATAAAGTTTCAACTCCACCAGCACCAACCGGAACACCAGCACCCGCAGGTACTACAGCACCGGCTCCTGGTAAATCTACAACACCAGGTCCGGCAGGAAAACCTGCTCCAGTTGATAATAAACCTGGAATTACATTATCTCAACTAAGAACATTACTAGAAAGTGTTACTATCAATGTTAGAGATGATAATTAATTTTTGAAACAATCCTTATTTAATAGTTATAAATAATACTTGGAGAGGTGGCAGAGCGGTTGAACGCGGCGGTCTTGAAAACCGTTTTACTCGAAAGGGTAACGGGGGTTCGAATCCCTCCCTCTCCGCCAAGTGGTGCCTACACTTGAGGCCTTGAGTCAATAATGGCTTTAGAACTGTCTATGGCAGTAAAAAGGTTTTAAAATAAAGGAAAAATCACATGAATAACAACACAAAAATGGCAGCAATTGCTGTCAAAAACAACCGATTAAAAACATACAAGACATCTTCTGATTTAGAGCTTGTATATCTAAAAGATGGAGATGAGTTTCAAATTGAACTCTTTAATCCAAGACCAACTCCAGTTCTTGCAAAAATTTGGATGAATGATAAACTAATTTCTGAAAGCGGATTAGTTATTCAACCAGGACAAAGATTCTTTTTAGAGCGTTACATTGACACAAATAATAAGTTTGTATTTAAAACTTATTCGGTCGATGGAACACACGAAGAAGTTATTAAAGCCATTGAAAATAATGGAGCAGTAACCGTTATCTTCTATCCTGAAAAAATCAAAGCAAATTCTGATCTTTGGAAAAATCCAAGTTGGAGAGAATGGAACTTAAATCAACCAGTCGTTCAACCAAATACTATTCAGCCATACTGGACAACTGATTTTAGATATAGTGGAACTGCACCAAGTTTTAATACAACTATAACAACATCAAATAATGCATATTATTCATCAACTTCCGCTATTGCCGGATCTGTGTCATATACTAATAATGCAAATTTTGAGACTGGTAGAGTTGAAAAAGGCGGAAAAACTGACCAATATTTTACAGAAGTAAATATGGAATTTGAAAACTTTCCATGTCAAACTGTTAAAATGAAGATTATGGCTGAATCTAATAAACCAGTCGAAGTTTTAGATATTCGAAATTATTGTTCTAATTGTGGAACTAGAATGAAGAAACAAACTTGGAAATTTTGCCCAAATTGTGGGACTAAAATAGACTAAATTTTACCGTAGGCATCACATTAAAAAAGCTCTCGAAAGAGAGCTTTTTTGACCTTAGCGACCTTGGCCACGATAATTCTTTTCTTTCTTATCGTGTTTGTTTTTCTTTTTTGCGAATCTACCGCGCTTTCTTTTACCAAAGCTGACTTTCATAGAAACACTAGCACTCTTTGAAGATTTTGCCATACTAAATTGGGATTTATTTTGTTAGACAATCTATTTATTTTAAAAGTACTCTAAAAATAAACATTTTGTCGATATTCAATATAATTTTATGATATAAACAAATTATGCGTATAACTCTAATTTCAGATACTCACACTAAGCATGATGAACTTATGTGGGATAAAACAGATCTTCCAGGTGGAGATCTATTAATTCATGCTGGAGACTTAATGAATTCTGGCAGATATCGAAATGATATTACAGAATTTTGTAAATGGTTTGATGGATTAAATCAGTATGACCATAAAGTGTTTATTGCGGGAAATCATGATAGAATGTTTGAAGACCTTCCGGAAGCAGCAATGCAAATTGTAAATTCTTACAAGTGGATCGATTATTTACAAGATGATTGGCTTATTGTTGGAGATAGAGATGCACATGACCCAAATGTAGAAACTGCTAAAATTTATGGTTCTCCATGGCAGCCTGAATTCTACAATTGGGCATTTAATTTACCTAGAATGGGCGAAGAATTGGAAGCAAAATGGTCGGCTATTCCAGATGATACTGATATTCTAATAACACATGGACCGGCTCAAGGTCATTTAGATACTAGTGGACCTCCATATAATGAACCACTTTTAGGTTGTGAATTGTTAGCTGCTCGCATTGAAGAGATTAAACCAAAAATTCATGTATGTGGTCATATTCATGGGGGTTATGGATATAAGTTTCATAATGGAACCCACTTCTTTAATGCTTCAATTTTAAATGAAAGATATGAGTATGTTAATAAACCAGTTACATTTGATTGGAATCCAGAAACTAATGAAATAATATTCATATAATGGGAACAAATTATTATAGAATACCAAAGGTTGATGAGGTTAGATCTCGCCAAGTTCGTTTGATTAAAAGAGTTGAAGATCTGGATCCAATGGATCCATCTGCTGTAGAACGTAATTTTGCTACAATTCCACATGGCGATTGGGAATATATGACACCATGGGATGAATTTATAAATGGAATGAATATCCATCTTGGTAAACGTTCAATGGGTTGGAAATTTTGCTGGAATTTTAATGGCAATAGATTCTACAGCAATAAAGAAGAATTACTTAAATTTATTAGATCTGGTCGGGTTGTTAACGAATATGGCGAGCTACAAGATATTGAAGAGTTTATTGAAATGGCATTAAATTGGGGACAACCAGATGGAGCAATTTTTAATCAAGATTACGAAAATCAAATGGTTAAAGAGCATCCTAATTATTGGAGACATGGAAAAGATCATTATGATTTAGAAGTTGATGGATTAAGAGTTTCAACAGCAACGGATTTTTGTTAATAAAATAAAATTATGGAAGTTAAATTTGCAGACAGTTTTGCTAAATCAATAGAAAAACTAATTAAAGACAATCGATGGTATAATAAAGCATGGTCTTGGATTCGTCGAGATGTTCCTCACTTTTGGAAAAATGTTTGGAAATTTAGAGATGCTCTATCTAAACATTATTGGTGGGACTATAATGGAACCTTAAAATTTATGGAAATTGCAATTAATGATATTGCAACTAATATTGAGGTAAAAGGTCTAGAGATTGATGAATCTAGACTAAAGAAGGTTGCTGCAATGAAACGCGCTGTTGAAATTTTGAAACATATCAGTGAAGATAGTTACATTGAAATGGCTGAAGCTGAATATGGAGAATTAATTCATCATGAGTGGGAATTTGAAGATGTTCCAGATCAACCAGGATTCAGTCAATTAATTGATAAAGAGACTCCAGCTGAAAAGAAGCACAATAGAAAGGTTTATAATTACTCTACAAAACTTGAAGAACAAGAATGGAAAGAGCTTTGGAAACTTTTAGAAGGCCAAGATCATAATAAGTACAAAAAATTAGTAAAAGGATTACCACCAGAAGAGAGAAGAAAAGATGACCATTGGAACAATTGGTTTGATGGTAGCGGTCTTAAAGGATGGTGGGATTAATATGTCAATAAACAATTCTAATATAACTTTTGTTTTAACAAGCTGCGGGCGTCTAGATCTTTTAGAACAGACGCTTGACAGCTTTTTTAAGTATAATACTTATTCAATAGATAAGTTTATTATAACTGAAGACTCTGGAGATGAAGAGGTATTCAAGGCGTGTGATCTACTTAATCGGAAGTATGATAATAAGTTAACATTCATCTATAATAAGAATAAACTAGGTCAAAGCCGATCAATTGATCAGGCTTATGCAACTATCACAACACCGTATGTTTTCCATTGCGAAGATGATTGGCAATTTTATGCTAGTGGTTTTATCGAAAAATCAATTCAACTTTTAAAAGCTAGACCTGAAGTTTTACAAGCCTGGATTCGACCAAAAACTGATGGTATTTTAAATAAGATTTCACCCGAAGTTTTTTGGGCTGGTTCAATTCCATTTCGAGCAGTTCAACCTGCAAGTTTTTATACTGGTAAAGTATTAGAGAATGGAGACAAAGAAACAGTTATTAATTATATGGGTTTTTCATATAATCCAGGAGTTAAGAGAATGTCTGATTATTTTAAATTAGGATCTGGTGGATATTCTCAATTTGGAAAAGAGCATCTGGTTGACCATTATTATCGAGACCTAGGCTATAAAGTTATTAGTATGACCATGACCGACGCTGATGGATATGTTAAACACATTGGATGGGAACGTCGGGTTGAGAACACTGTCCTGTGAAACATTTTATAGAAACCTTCTATAAATTATACATTTAATCTTTAAAAATGAAGTATTCAAAATTATTTACAAGCATCCTAGTTATGGTTGCAGTTGTAGTGTTAATGCAACCTGTGAAAAATCAAATTGCAAACTTAATGAATATGAATTCTGATTTGGCCTATTTTGGACCAATCTTAGGAATTGCAGTATTTATGGTAGGCGGTTTTGTTTTCGGATGGAATGCATCAACATGTATTAAAGAATTTAAAAAAGTATGGCAGAACAAAGAGACTGGTGGCAAGAACGCCTAGAAAAAGAAAAACAAGAAAAATTAAATCAACAATTAAAATTAAAAAGTATGTTTAGAAAAATCGCAATTGGAGTAGTAGCATTTTTTGTGCTAATCACAATGTTTATGTCATGTGAACGTATTGACGCTGGTCATGTGGGTGTAAAAGTTAATCTTTACGGGAGCGGTAAAGGAGTTGATGGAGTTACAGAATGTACCGGATGGGTATTCTATAATCCTGTAACAACTAAAATATATGAATTCCCTACTTATATTCAACATAAAGAATATAAGAAAACTGAAGATGTTGACAATTCATTTGTTGTAAACTCTAAAGACGGTAGTGAATTCCAAGTTTCACCAATTATGAACTATTCGGTTCAACGTGAAAAGGTACCTGCAATCTTTGCTAAATACCGTAGATCTTTGCCAGAAATTGAAGAAGGTTTCTTAAAGACCGCAGTATATGATGCATTCCGTCTAGCTACTAATAAATATACAGCCGATGAATTAATCTCAAATCGTGCAGTATTTGAAGTAGAAGTACGTAAATTATTAGAAAGTCAGTTACTTAAAGAAGGTTTTATTATTAATCAATTCACATCAAACCTAATTTATCCTGAAACATTTAAGAAATCTATTGAAGCTAAAAATAATGCAGTTCAGTCAGCATTACGAGCAGAAAATGAAGTTAAAACAGCTGAAGCACAAGCTAAAATTAAAATTGCAACTGCAAATGGTAATGCCCAAGCAATGTTAACTGCTGCAAAAGCTGAAGCTGAAGCAAATAGTTTAAAACAGAAAACTATTACGCCAATGTTACTTCAATTAGAGTGGATTAATAAGTGGAATGGTAAACTACCTGAAACAATGTTAGGTGATAAAACTAACGCAATGATTGGTATTAAGTAAAAATTGTTAATAACTTTTTTGAAAATAATTAACTCGACATTTTTTTATGTCGAGTTTTTTGTTTATATTTACATATCAAATTAATCAAATATGACACACAAAGAATTTAAATTAGTAGTTAAGAAAGAAATCCTTGAATCTGCTGGATATGAAAGACAAGCAGCAAAATATAAAGTAGGAGATACAATGATTGTTAATGAGACTATATTCGAGCGCATTCGTACTGGTGAACGTGTAGAAAGACCTACCTTCGAAGGGCGCATAACCTTTGATAAGTATAACTTTGAAAATGAAGTTGAAGTCACTTCTGTCACTGTTGAGTATGAGACCCGTAAATTAGGACAACGTAAAAACAAATAACATGCCACAAATATTTAAAGTCGGAGGTTGCGTAAGAGATGCTCTAATGGGATTAGAGTCTAAAGATATTGATTTTACATTTGTCTTAGATAATTTAGACAGAACTGTAGAAGAAGGATTCCAAATTATGTCAGATTGGTTGACTCATAAAGAATTTACAATCTTTTTGAGTACACCTGATTGTTTTACAATTAGAGCTAAATTTCCAAAGGGTCATGAAAATGAAGGTTTGGTTGCAGATTTTGTTTTAGCTCGTAAAGAAGTTGGATATGTAGAAGGAACTCGTCGTCCAATCTTAGAACTTGGAACTCTTGAAGATGACCTTTTACGTCGAGATTTTACATTGAATGCGATTGCTGAAGATGAGCATGGAAATTTAATTGATCCATTTGGCGGTCAAGCTGATTTAGCTAAAAGAATTTTAAGAACTCCTCTACCTGCTGAACAAACAATGATGGACGATCCTCTTCGTATTATGCGAGCCCTAAGGTTTAAAATCACCAAAGGCTTTAGTATTTCTGATGAGATTTGGTTGGCTATGATGCAAAAAGACATTCTTGATAAGTTAAGAACTACTGTTAGTGCTGAGAGGATCCGTGAAGAAGTTTTTAAGATGATGGCACATGATACTCCAGCTACAATAAGATTGTTACATTTAGTTGACTCTAAATCAATTCCAGGATTTTTAGATTTGGTTTTTGATCGAGGTTTATGGTTAAAACCAACATTCGAAAAATGTTAATAACTATGTTAATAACTTTTTTGAAAAAAAGTGAAAAAAGTTTTACCGTTTAGAGAAAATTGTTTATATTTACATATCATTAATTAAAACAATAACAAAATGAAAAAGAAAATCACATTAGAAGCTCTAGTTAAAGCAACCAAAGGAATGAATCCTGTCGAGTTTGAAGCATATTGCGAAGAAAATAATATTTCTATCGAATGGTTAGATGTAACCATTACAAATTTTAATGATGGCGTTTATAATGTTGTTCTATCAGATTTTAATGATGCAAATGTATTTGCAATGGATGGTGAAGCTGTTGAAATTGAATTTTAATTTAAAATAATAATATATGAAAGTTTTTGAACAAATCGAAGTAGTAAAAAATGTTGTTAAAGAATACATGGAACAAGACCATGAAGTCAAGTTTAGATTCTCAGAGGACCAATTAGCTCATATTGAAGATATTGCAACTTCAATTCTATGTACTAAATGGAAGATTGGTTATGAAGGTGGTAGTTTCGTCCAAGCTGTAGTTGAAAACAATTTAATGCAGGCTATGGGTCGAGCAGATTCAACTAATCAAATGGCTCTTCCATTCTATTGCCGATTGATGTATAATGTTGGTAAACCTACAATTTTATCATAATGAAAATTATTTATATGGAGCCGACAATTATTTTGATCGCTCAACAGAATCAAGAATTTGCGCAGAAATTAGTCCAATCCGGCCAAATTAAGCAAGTTAATGGACTAAATTATTTGGTAATCGAACAAAACGAAGAATAATGAAAAATTGGATTAAAGAAAATTGGACAGTAATATTTGTTATACTGTGGTTTATTGTGATTGGTATTTTTGCAACTTATATTTCAGACTAATATGGGAGCACTAGAAAAAATGATAGACTTTATAAATAGTCCCGAAGGAGAAAAGGCTATGGAAGAATATTTCCATAAATTATATGAGAGTGAAAAAATCAAAATTGAACGAGCAAATAAACTATTACAAAGATACGGAGTTTGCGATGATTCAACATTTGATTATCTAATGCTTGATATTCTAGAAAAGCAGAAAAAGTATGATGATATACATTGGGCAACTTATACTGATCGACCTCTTCATATTTTAAATCTAATGTGGGAACTTGCATCTCTTGAAGGAACTGAAATTGAACCATTAGATGGTTTAACTGAAAACTTTCCATCGATGGTATACGATTATTATGGTTATCAATTTGCAATCACACATGGACAAGGTTCAGTGTTAAGTGTATATCGTCAAAAAGAACTAAGATATAGGAGTTAATATGAAAAAGATTAAAGAATTTTTAGATAGAATGGACGAGAAGTTTGAAAAAACAGATTGGACATTTTTATGGAATGTGATTTTTCCGTTCTCAATGCTATTTAAAAGAAAGAAAAAACAGACAAATGACATTGGAGGACAGATTATTCATGTTCCAACACAAACCTTATGGTTTAAAGTTCAGAAAGATATTAGTCAATTTCAAAAACTGTATGGAGAATCTGCCGATATTGGAATGTCAATGGAAATGATTAAAAAAGCCATGGTCAATGAGTTGATGGAGCAGATTGCCAAATCCGGTGCTGTTGAATTTAAATCATATAAACAGGTAGGAGGTAATTATTTTGACACGCAGATTTTAGAAGCTGAAATTCGTATAGTAAAGAAAAAATAAAAAATAAAAAATGATAAAAAGAATCAAAACAAAAAGATTTAAGGCAAATTTCGTCTTAAGACATAGATGGGAAAAAGGTGATACACTGTCAAATTACACCGCATCCCGAATGAAAAATGAATGGGAACTTGGAATTTGGGCAAAACAATATGATGTAGTTGGGCCAGTTCGAAAAGGAAAATCTAGTCAAGATACCATTAAAAAAACATTTACTGCTAAAAATCATGTTAAGTGTTACATGTTTGGTATTAATTTAATTGTTTGCAAAATGTGGGTTGATTTTAGTTTTAAACCTACTTTTGGAATAGATGTAAAATAATTTATAAAAAGTTTTTCCGTTTGAATTTTTTTGTTTATATTTACATATCATTAATCAAAACAACAATAACATGAATAAAGCACAAACTCTTAGATTATTTGAAGTAACTAGTCAACGTCAAGCCGATAATGGAACTGTATGTTTTTATGACCCAATCGCAAATTGTGATTATATGAGTTATGAAAGTGGTTATGTTCGTCGTAAATATTCAGCAAGAAATTGGCGAGGTAATATTGTAAATACAGTTTACCAGTTAAACAAAACCAGACAAGTTCCAGTATCTGGAATTGATTATTATGGAAATCATTTTACCTCTACAAAAACAGAGCGTATTTTAGAAATGGATCCTGAAGCTCGTATGGAAATTATTTATCGTGCTGCTACAAATTATCGTAGAACCCTAGGTAAAATTTAATGACAAGAATTAATGCAACCATACCTCCAGCATCTTTATGCGATCAACATTTAGTTGCTGAATATCGTGAAATTCTGAGGACAACTACACTTGCAACTAATAAACCAGTTGATAAGTCAAAGTTGCCTCAGACTTTTACACTAGGTACAGGCCATGTTAAATTCTTCTACGATAAGTTAAAATATATTCACCTCAGGTTCAATAGTTTACGACAGGAGCTAATAAATCGAGGTTATGATGTTTCTATTGAGTGGGACGATGGCCGAGTCAGTGGTCACCTATCACTCTATAATGATTGGTATGGAACACCAGAAGCAAATCAACTAGTTATTGACCGAATCTATGAACGAGCTCTAACTATGAAAAAAATTACTCTGTACGGTAAACAAATTACGGCTGACGAATATAAATTAATATTGGTAAATTATGAACAATAATTATATGACTAATGAGGAATTTGATAAATTCCTAGAAAGTATTGGAGGATTAGAGAATGGATTCTTTGCAGATCGTCCAAAAATCATGAGCCATGGTATTTGTGGTTGTGGTAATGGTTGGTATGGGATTATCAAACGTTTGATTGAAGATCTAATTGAACTTGGTTGGAACAAACAAATTTGCCAAATTAAAGAAAAGTTTGGTGGATTAAGATTCTATATTAATACTGGAAACGAAGAAATTTGGCAGCGTATTAAATTAGCCGAAGATGCTTCATATATTACATGTGAAACTTGCGGAGAGCCAGGCCAACTGCGAAGTGGAGGTTGGATGCAAACACTGTGTGATGAACATGCTGGCGATAGACCAGTTTTTAAAGGATATGAATTTTAATATATGGATATTTTTTTATTTTATATTTTCTGCGGATTATTTCTTAACATCATCGTAGATATTTTAGTTTCTTTTTTAGGTCAAACTGGACCAAATGCCGAATATCTAAGATTGACAAACTTTGAAAGAATAATTGTCTTGTTAATTTGGCCGTTTGCCGTGTTATATGTTATTGTTGGAATGATAAATCCTAGAAAATAATGCCAGAATTAGCAGAACTTAGACTAACCGCAGATTATATTAACCAAGAGGCTCAAAACAGAGTTTTCTATAGTGTTAAAAAGAATCCAGTGCATAAGGGTAAAGAAGTTGAAATTCAATTTCGAGGTTTTACTATTTCAGCCGAAAGCCGCGGTAAAGAATTGATGTTAACTTTAACTCAATTCAATTCATCTCATCAGGTTAAGTTATTAATGACAATGGGAATGTCTGGTTATTTTAAGTGGGTAGATGTTGGAGTTCTTTCAAAACACTCTCATTTACGCTTTCAATCTGAAAATGGATCTCTTGATTTTGTTGATGTTCGTCGATTTGGTAAATGGAAACTTGCAGAAGATTGGTCTGAAGACCGTGGTCCAGATCCAACTCAACAATTTCAAGATTTTGTCCGAAACATTAAGAATAATCTACATAAAAAAGATTTTGATAAACCAATTTGTGAGGTTCTAATGAATCAAAAATGGTTTAATGGAATTGGTAATTATCTTAGAGCTGAAATTCTCTACCGAGCCGATATTAATCCATTTATGTCAGCAAGAGAAGCTTTAACTAAACATAATAGTATTTTTAGTCTTTGTAGAACTATCCCAGAAACAGCATACATGCTTGGTGGAGGAGAACTAAAGGATTGGAAGAACCCATTTCAGTTTGACACAATAGAAGATGTCAAACTTGGCTGGGAAGAATTTATGAAGTGTTATGGAAAACCTGGAATGTCAACAATGATCGATAATAATGGAAAGGGAAGAAGGTTTTGGTATGATCCAAAATGGAATTATGGCGAGGATCAAGATTGGTGTCATTATAGTGGCATGCCAAGCCCAACTGCATATTTGAAACAAAAATAAATTAAAGAATATAATAAGTATGGATAGTAAGATCGTATTAGTTGGTAAAGCTGCGTCAGGCAAAGACCATTTCCGTAAAGTTTTAATAGATAGAGGTTTTAAATATGGTGTTTCTCACACTACTCGACCACCTAGGGTTGGAGAAGTTGATGGATCTGATTATCATTTTACCACTGTAGAAAAGTTCAAGGAGATGATTGCTAATGATGAATTCGTTGAATGGCAAGAGTTTGTAGGATTCTATTATGGTATTCACAAAGATGAATTTGAGCGTTGTGATGCTATGATTTTAAATGTTGAAGGTCTAGCAATGTTATCTGAAGAATATCGTAAAAGATGCTGGGTTGTCTATTTAGATATTCCATTCGAAGTTCGTGCTGAGCGTCTTTCTCAACGCGGAGATACACATGATCCATGGGAACGTCGAATCGAAGCCGATGAAAAACAGTATGAAGGTTTTACAAACTTCGACTGCCGAATCACAAATCCAAATTTCTAATATATAAAATACAAATACAAAAACAATGGCAAAAGCAAAAAAGAATCAAGAAAGCATTGAAGATTTAAAAAACCTTCGCAACGAACTAGAAAAGAAAGTTGCTGATATGCAAACTGAATTAGCTCAAAAAGAATATTCTGTCGATTTTGAGAATTCTACAAACATCAATAAAGTTTTAAAACACCTAAACGATGATGTTGCATGGAATACTAAAAATGCTGCATTGCTTGTAAATCTTTCAGATAATTTAAAAGTTGAAAAACAGAGAATTAATCATGAGGTTGCAACCGCAAAGCAAGAAAAGAAAGAATATGATAAATCTTTAGAATCAATCGTTTATTTAAAAACTATTGATCTGAATACTCTTTATCAGTCTCTATTAGGTGTACAGAGCACAGGTATTGAATCTGCTCGTAATTACATAAAATTATTAACCAACATTGGTGCACAGATTTCTGATGCAATGCGTTCTATGGCTGAAGAGAATAAGAAAATTCAAGCCCTTCATGGTGAATTAGCCGATTTAGACAAGCGTATTGTAGAATTTGGCACACCAGTTGAAGATGAATTAGTCAATGAAACTAGCAAGTAAATCCAAGAATAGAATTGAATTAGTTGATATTATTTCCGAAGGCATCTCTACCAAAGATGTCTTCGGAACTATTAATTATAAAAAACAGTCTGAAGATAAAATTAAACAATTTATCTACCCACATGTTGTCGATTCTCTTGGTAAATGGATAGCTGAAAAGAAAGATATGGATCTTTCTCTAGCTAAAGAAAAGGCCAAAACCCTTCTAAAATGGGAAGGTAACATAAATACCACAGTACATAATATGGTATTTATGGGAACCAATAATCGACCAGATATGAGTATTGAATATGGTGGAATTAAAATTGCTGTTGAAATTAAAAGAGGAGATCGAGGATCTGATTTAAGAGCTGGTTTTGGTCAAAGCCTAGTTTATTCAACAGTTTATGATTTTATTATCTATATGTTTATAGATTGTTCAGATGATGGTAGAATTAAAAACGCTAGAACAGGAATCTCAGAAGAAAAGTTTTTAGAAAACTTATGGGATAACTTTAATATAAAATTTATAGTAGTTTAGATGCAAAAATTATTTTTTACAGCAAATCAACAGTTTGGTCGTCCAAGCGCAATTAAAGAATTTGATCGCCCTTTTGAAGATGTCAATACGATGAACCAAGCACTGATCAATACTTGGAACTCAACGGTCGATAAAGAAGACATTGTTTATGTTCTTGGCAATTTTGCTTGGGATCCAACAACAGCTGAAGATATTCTTAAAAAATTGAATGGAACCATTATTCTAGTTCCAGGTGAGCATGATGCTGCTATTCTTGATTTAAATAAAAGACGAGTTTTGCCAAAACATTGTGCAATCGTCGAACCTCTATTCAGTTCTCCTACTGAAAAATTAGCCATATCTTATTGGCCTTTGGCTGAATGGCCTTTTAAAAATAAAGGGTATTACCATTTCTTTGGTTATCCTGGTAAGAAATATAAAACTGACCATAAGAAACGGTTAGTTAATGTTGCATGCGATTATTGGGGATATAAACCAAAATCTTTTGATTCGATTATGGGTCTTTTCAAAGATATTGAAAGTTAACTACTTATGAAATGTTAATAACTTTGTTAATAACTTTTTTAAAAAAAAGTGAAAAAAGTTTTACCATTTGAGAAAAATTGTTTATATTTACATATCATTAATCGTTAAAACAAATCATATATGTCTAAAGCAAATTACAGAGAACTTACCGAAAATTATCTAGAAACTCGTTCTGAAGCAGATTTCACTGCATTGTATCGTAAAGTTAAACCAGGTCTTAGATCTTACATTTCTAAAATTGTAAAAGATTCTGAAGCAGCAGATGATATTTTAGTTAATACATTGACTAAAATGTGGACCAAAATCGATCAGTATGATCCACAGTATCAAATCACGACTTGGTTATATCGAATTGCATTTAACGAATGTCTTGGTTATATCAATGAGCGTAATAAGAAAACATCATTAACACGTCTTGAAGAATATGGTATGGAAGTTAATGACGGCGGAAGCGTTATGATTGAAACTATTGGTTCTCTTGTTGATGATTTAGATTTTAAAACTGAAATCGATTTTCTTGAAGAAGATAACGAACTTCAAGCCCGCTATGATAATTGTATTCGTGCAATGGAGAAATTAAAACCAATTTATCGTGAAATCGTAGTTGACCGTTTGATTAACAAAATCAAATATGAAGACCTTGCAGTTAAATACAACTTGCCGTTACAAACTATTAAAAACCGTATCCGTCGTGGAAAATCACTCATCGCTGAGTCCGTTGGAGGCAGAAAAGAAAACTAATTGGATCTTTTGTTATTGGGACGAACCAACATGGATCAAAGAAGAAAATCACGAATACTATGGAAGAAAAAACCAAACCACCGGTAGTAGTAGTTTACAGAGTTTCGGAGAGAGCGAAGACCCACAAAATGATAGTTTTTACAAATCATTTAGTCGATGATATTATCTCAACAAATAAACGTAAACCATTACTACCTTATGAGTACGTGTTTGATGAAGTTTGTGTAGGATCAAGCTGTATTGCTTACTACAAGAAAAAGTATAAGATTAAGAACCATGAAACCGCGTAAAGATTTTAATTTTGACAATGATTGGCAAGATGAACCCCAATCAAATGATAATAAAAACAAAGTTAAAAAAATGAAAGATAACTTTGGAAAAAACAACAAAAAATTTAACAAACCCCGAAGAGGAAATAAAAGATAATTTTAGAAACACTAGTTGTTTTTAAAATATATAAAAGAAAAGATTCGGGTTGTAATGCCAAATAAATTTAAAAGAAACAAGACAGGATCAGAGCCTAATTCTATTTTTAAAGGTAACTGGGCAATCGATACAACTCCAAATAATATAGGAGATGGTCCAAGTTCGGTAACCGGTTTCTATAACGGCGCTGATATACCGTCCGGTGGATATACAATATATGGACCAGATGGAGTTTTTCGCGCAGCAAACGATACACAACTACTTGGTAAACTTAATGCTCTAGGCGCTAATTCACCTAGTGCTACTGCTGCATTAAATTGGGCAGTAGACCAATCTGGTGTTGCTGTGTTAAATAGTTCAATTGAAAATATAGTCACAGACGGATTAATATTAAATCTTGATGCTGAACATGTTTCTAGTTTTGTTGACAATAAACCAACCACGAACTTAATTCCGAACCCAACAATCAACGCGTATCCTACGGTTGGAAATGGATGGGGTACATATAATACTAATCAATATTGTGGAAATAATGGATGTGCTGTATATTGGGATATTCCTGCAATTGCATCAGTATCTGATAATATAGTTACAACCGTAAGCGCTCATCAAATTAGATCTTTTGATGTGATTAATCCTCAATCATCAGGCGGAGGATTGTCCGGAGGTACTCAATATTTAGCTAAAAAAATCTCAGATACTAAATTTAGTTTACATGAATATAATGGTTCACAAGATGGATCTCAAGGATATTTAAATCCAGCTACCGGAAGATTTAAAGTACATGATTCATTTTGGTTAGACCAACGAGTTTCTGTTAATGCTTCTGGATTTCCAACCAAATGGTGGGGATATCCTCATCAGCCTAATTCAGCTTTAGTTAAAGAGATTATATCAGGTGGATTTAATGTAGCTGGACATCCAGTAACTGATTGTGTTCGTCTACATTTTTTTAGATCAGATGCAACGGATGGAATGTCTTATGGTGTAGATGCTTCAGTAACTATTGGAGTTCCAGTTACAACTTCATTTTGGGTAAGAGCTGCATCTCCTAGCGCGGTTGGTCAATATATTGCATTTCAACACTACAATTATCAAGGTCCTGCTGGAGCCAGTGGATTCTATATGAATGCATATACTGGTGCACAGGGAGAATGGGTAAGATGCAGTTTTACTTTTACTCCAACACATAACGTGCTTATTTCATATTGGTTTCCATCTACCGGAGATATGAAAATAGATGTTGCTAATATTCAAATCGAACAGCAACCTTCAATAACCCCATTTGTTGCCGGCTCAAGATCGCAAAATGCGGTATGGTATGATTTAAGCGGAGGTGGTCACCATGCTAATTTATACAATGGCGCTAGATTTGGGTTAACAGCAGGAGTAAAATCAGTAATTTGCGATGGTATTGATGACTGGATTGGAAATACTACTCTACCTGGAGGACATTCTGATTTTACATTAGAATTGGCATTCTATCATAATGGACTAGACCAAGGAAGTTCTTATGGAATTTTATCTATGGGAGCCAATGGTAATTATGGTCCTATGTTTTATTGTCATAATAGTTGTATGGGTTCTCATTATTTTCCAGGAAGTCCAAGTGGAGATTATCCAGGCGGAATGGGCTATTGGGAAAACAATACATGGAATCTTTTTACATGGGTTTTTACAAATACTACAGGTACCAGCGGATCATTAAAAACATACCGAAATGGAGTTTATATTGATGGTAATCCAAACTTTGATTTTCATAATAGCGGTATGGGCCGCGGAAGTAATGGATTTGGATTAAGTACATATAGCGGAGGAAGCGCTGTGTATAAAGGATCTTTTTCACAATTTAGAGTTTATAGAAAAGCACTAAAAGAGGATGAAATATTACAAAATTTTAATGCCTGCAGAAGCAGATACGGTTTATAAAATAATAATTCAATATGGAAAGTAGACAATACATGGTTTTTAATATCAGCGAAGTTGAATTAATTAATTTTGATGAAGTATTACAAACTTCGGCTGAAACACTTAGAAAATCTAATGATAATACCAAAGCGTTTGTAAAATGGGAAGGTAGAATAGTTTCTGATTCTGTCGATCCATCATTAAATCGACCAGCACTAGATGAAAATGGACAAATAGTAGAAATAGAATCTGAAATTTTGGTTGAATTAAACATAGAACCTTATATTCCAGATAGTATTAAAGCTCTTACAACCAAAGAAGGTCCATACACTCATACCGAAATTATTGAAATGCTCGCAGGTCCTGAATGGGATGATCCGAATCCTATAACATAATTTTTTTAAAAAAGTTTGAAACAATAATTTAAACGTTAGTATAATTAGTATAATTTAACAAACGTAATTATGAAATTTGTAGACGCTTTAAGACAAGAAGACATGCTTACTGAAAATGGTATGGCAACCAACTCAACATCATTGAATGCTTGTGTTGACTTATTTTTTAATGTTGGTGCAATGCGTGGCCAAGACAAATCACGCTTGATTTCTAATTTTTCTAAAGCGTTTAACGAAGATCCTAAACGCGCTATGAAGATTCTCTTCTGGGCTCGTGATGTTCGCGGTGGTGCTGGAGAGCGTCAAATCTTCCGCGATGTTATGGAATATTTGGCTGAAAACCATGATTTGGCTCTTAAACCAAATCTTCATTTGGTGGCTGAATTTGGCCGTTGGGATGACCTTCTAATACTTGTAGGCTCACGTTTAGAAAAGGATGCATTATCATTAATCCAAGCAGCAATTGGATCTGGTAATGGTCTATGTGCTAAGTGGATGCCACGTAAAGGTACAAATGCTGAAAAGTTGCGTAACTTTATGGGTATGTCTCCAAAACAATACCGTAAAACATTGGTTAATTTAACTAGTGTTGTTGAAACCAAAATGTGTGCTAAAGATTGGGACACAATTGAATTTGGTAAAATTCCATCTCTTGCATCAGCTCGCTACCAAAAAGCCTTTGGTCGAAATGCATTCGAGAAATATTCAGCATATATCCAATCTTTACAGAAAGGAGAGGCAAAAATTAATGCCGGAGCTGTATATCCTTATGATATTACTAAGTCATTAAAAATGGGTAACTGGCAAGTTGCTAATGAACAATGGAAAGCTCTTCCAAATTACATGGAAGGCTCTAATGAAATGTTGTTGCCTTTGGTTGACGTTTCAGGTTCAATGGAAACTGCCGCAGGAAATAATAAGAATGTAACTTGTATGGATGTTGCAATCTCATTAGGTCTTTATATTTCTGAAAGAAATGAAGGAGCCTTTAAAGATGCATTCATCACATTCTCAAGTAATCCACAGTTACAAGTATTAAGTGGTTCATTAAAAGATCGCTACACACAGATGGCAAGTTCCGATTGGGGTATGTCAACGAATCTTGAGGCGGCTTTTAAGCTGATTTTAAATCAGGCCACTAAACATAAGTTGTCTCAAAATGAGATGCCAACCAAACTTTTAATCTTATCAGATATGGAGTTTAATGCGGCGACAAATTCACGAGGCGGATGGTACGGTAGAGATGAAAAAACAGAATGGAATCCAACCGCGTTCCAAATGATTGAAACCATGTATGCTGAAGCTGGTTATAAAATGCCACAAATTGTATTTTGGAATATTCAATCTAGAAATGGAGGAGTTCCAGTTAAATTCGATCAACAGGGTACAGCATTAGTTTCTGGTTTCTCACCAGCTATCATGACCTCATTGATTAAGGGTGAAATCACTTCACCACAACAAATCATGGATCAAACAATCTTGGGAGAGAGATACTCTCAAATTGTTTAGATATATAAAGAAATTGGTTCCTTACAGCAAATTTTTAAGCTCAACAATTATTACGCTATAAGAAATGGAACCAGGTGGATCGGTACTGCAAAA